CGCTCCCCGTAGTGCTTGCCGCCGTCCCTCCGGCGAAATACGCCGGCGCAGCGCCAAGCGCGGCCTGGAACAAGGGACCGTAACTTGGGTTAGCTGTCCCTTGCGGCCAGTTAGTCAGCAGCGTCCGCAGTTCGAAACTGGTTTGCCGCCTTCCTCCGGCCGGCAGGCCGGTGAATGTCCGGCTACCGGTCTTATCTTTACGGTCCGTCACTTCCAGTTGTTGGCGAACTGTCAGCTTCAAGGCAGGAATCCGGTTGGCTGCCGTGATCGTGGGGACCTGTCCATACGCGCTTTCCAGCGCCGTGTAGAACCGGTTTGCGTTAGAGGAAATATAAGAGGCCATATTAGCTTGTGCTCACTCCAATCTCGAAAGTGATCTTCGCCACCTGCTGGAAATTTCTCCCGCCGTGCTTCACCGCTCCGAATGCCACCTGGTATTCACCGCAATAGAACATGCCGTTGCCCCAGTCGCCCCGGTTTGCGTTCAGCACTTGCATGATTGCGTCCACGTAATTTTCCAGGGCGTCTTGAAGCCCGTCCAAACGGTCCTGCGAGTACCGCAACTCCACCGTCGTCTGCACGTTGCCGGAGAAGGTCCGGAACTTCTCCGCCAGGGTATTGACGATTTTCTCGCAGTACACATTTACCGCCGGAAACTGCATCGCGTTGCTTTGATCGGCGATATCCGGTGCGACGTTCTGCGCCCGGACTTGCGCTGCATTCAAAGGGATCAGGGGTTGTCCGTTGTCTTGTGCTGGTGCGCCCAGGTAGGAATTGACTCCACTTGTGCCCGTGAGAAGCTGTATCACTTGGCCCGTTATCAGGCTGCCGATTGTAGTCGTCATTAGCCCCTCAGAATCATGCGCGGCACGGCCATCAGGTAACTTGGCGATTGCCCCCAGCCTGGCGCACTTCCTCCCGTTGCAAGCGTGTTCGGCTGCAGCCATGCCTGTGCGCCTGCAATCGGCGTTTCGTTCTGCCTGGACAAGGCCTCCGTATCCGTTCCGGCATAAACGTTCCAGCCTGTCGCACACGCGGGCGCTGCCGCCGGTTGCACCAGGAACGTGCTTTCCGTGGTTGTGATGGCCGTCGCCACGGAGGGCGCGCCTTCCTCACTCTTCTCATTGAGCCATGTCATCGTCACATAGTAGGTTTCATCGGCCAGACCGCCGGCTGCACTTACTACTTGAGGCTCTCTTGCTCGTGGAACCGGCGACCAGGCGATCCCGATCCCTAGCAGTAGAAGTCGCTCGTACGCCCAGTTTGCCCGCTCGTGAAATTGGTCGCGTTTCGCCGCGTAGCGGTCGTTCAGTTGACTCGAGTAAGCATCCCCGTATACCATCTCAAGGGTCCGGAATGTGCTCCAGAGCTTCAGTGCCGGTGTCACCACCACGTTGGCGATACTGGGTCTTGCCGACAGCCAGATTGCCTGTTCGGCGCCTCTCAACCCGTTCAGTAGCGTCGTGATTTCCAGCGCCAGTTCTTCCTGTGCCAGAACCCGCTTCTGCGTCACGTCGATCCCCTCGACGCTTGCGACGTTCGATAGCTGTGTGTCCTGCGCCGTCAAGTCTTCCATGCCTGAGACAGGACCGTCCGTGAACAGAGCCATATGGTTTCGCCTACTCTTTCGTGATTTTGGCTCCGCTTTTGAGCTTTTTCATGTCGTCCGTCAGCTTTTTCAAATCGTCGGAGGACACCATCGTGACTTCCACCTTCGACGCGGCCGCAGCGTCCTGCGCAGCCTTACACGCCGCTTCCTGCGACTGCTGAAACGCCGCGACTTGGGCCGCCGTTGCCAGTTGTGCGGAGCCTTCCACTGCCATCTTCGCGGCCAGGTGCCGCGAAACTTCTACCAGCACCCCTTTCTTTCCCCCGTCATCCGTTTGCTGGCTGACCACTACCGTAAACGGAGTCGGAATCGTCGCTTCCGTGTCGCGGATTTTCTGGTAATACGTCTTTACATCCATTCGAATCCTCCTTTTGCATGCCCATCCGGCTCTGCCGCCGGAATCCGGGGCGAGATCCACCCGTGGCTCGCCCCGTTCCCGCTGATGCTCTCCGCCGTCAGAGCGCGGCGCTAGGTGTTTACCTGCACGGCCGACGTATTCCGCAAAATTCCGCAGCCATACAAAATGTCCACTGTGAACTGCTGAGCCAACGTGTCCGGCTGGTAGCTCATCACCACGCGCATTCCGAAGTTACCCAACTCGGCATACTCCGCGATGGCCCCGGTCCCGGGCAACGGTTGCGGCAACCGCCGGATCACCAATCCGATCGCATCCCTCGTGAACGCCAGATTGTGCGTCGTCACGGGGCTGCTCCCCGTGTACTGCACGAACTGCGAGCGGAATACGAAGAAGTCTTTGATTTTGCCTACTGTTCCGTCAATCAGCGCCTTCAACCCCGCATCGCCTGCGGTCTGAAACTCGCTGAATCGTGGAATTTGCCGCCATGCCGAATACGTCGCCGCATCCACTACCATGTACTTTTCCGCCGTCGACGGAACCTTCGACAGGAACAGCGCCGTCTCCGCCGCGTCAATCACGCCTTCTGTGATCGCCGTCCCCGGCGTGCCTACAGGCGCGTTGGCCGTGAATCCGGCGTATAGGTTGAGCAGATCGCTCTCCACCTTCTGCGCGATCGCCGCTACCGCCGGCTGCATGTAGATCTTCAGCAAGTCAGGCACGGCTAGCACTTTGGTTACGTCCGGAATCTGGAAGGTAGCTTCCGCGTGCGTGTTCAGGACGATCTGGGCATTCCCCAAATTCGGATTTTGAGTCTGCACCGTTCCACCCTCGAGTATGTTGTTGGCCTGCATCACAGGGGGAATCGGCACGTTGATCGTGTCGCCGGCATGCGCCAGAGCTGGCTCATAATCACGATCCACCAGGTTCCCCATTATGAGGTTCCCTACTAGCACCGGCAATGCGTCCGCCGCCACTAGCTTCACAATCGCGTTGGCGACATTAGCTGAAGTAATTGCTGCCATGTTATCTCCTTCTTCCTTTCTTCTTGCCGGCTACTGCGACTCGCTTTCGCTCGTCTAGCCGGAACTTCCCTACAGCCCCCGAAGGGTCTGTGACGCCACGCGCACGATTTCTTCTCGTACCCGCTGCATCTCCTCCGCGCTCATGCCCGGCCGGATCTGTTCGATACTCACCGTGTCTCGGCCTCCATTCGGGGCTTTGTGGGTGGCCGTCATGCCCGTCCCCCCCGAGATTCGCGCCGGCAGAAACTCCGGATTCTCGTTCACGAAGCCCGTCAGATACTCTTTGACGGATACCTCGCCGCCGTCGCCCCGAGCTACCAGTCGCCCATCCTCGGTGCGAACAATTCCGTCCTGCACCGCCTTAAACGCCAGGTCGATCTTGGCCACGCCCAGCCGTTGCAATTCCGCCCTCACGGCTGAACTGCGTTCCGCTTCCTCTGCGGTCTTACGGCTCCGTTGGTTCTCCGCCACCAGTTCGTTCATCCGCCGTTCCAGGTGCTCCCGGCGCTTTCGCTCTTCTACCAGCTCCGCTTTGTACGCCGGTTCGCTTCTGGCCTTTTCGTTATTGGTGAACTCCTGGACCGCCTGCCGCACGATCGCTTGTATGTCGATTCCTTCCATAAATCTCCTTGAGAATCCTACTCTCCGTCTTCGATCTCCCCCACCACCCTGTTCTTGATGTCCTGCCGTGCGTCACTCAGGTACTTGAGCGCCAGCCTCTTAAAGACTTCCTTCTTCAAGGTCTTCGACTCGATCCCCAGGCTCAGTAACTGCTGGGCGTCGTTCAGTTCCGTGCCTAAGTCGTTTATGTCGAACTCGTCCATCCCCGAAACGTCGATCGTGACTCCATCTTGTCTCGCCGCGGCGATGGCCCACAGGGTCTGTTTCATCGCTTCCTTCACCGTGGCGCCGTACGCCCTCAGCACCTCTTCTGTGGTGGCGAAATCCAACTGTTTGCTCACCGCTGACTGGCGCCCTCCCGTCCCGGCCTCACCTGCCTGGATCATCAGGTAGCAAACACGGTAAATCTCGTCCCGCAGATTTTGCAGGTTGTCCGCCGCAATCTGGTAAACCTTGCCTTCCGGCTCCGTCCACCCGAATCTGTCGTCCTTTCCGAGTTGGATGTAATACGACTCGCCTACTACCTGCTTCCATTCCCGGTCCGAGTACACCACCGGGGAAGCGAACAGCCCCATCGTGAGTGCCCAAGAGAGCGCATTTGACTTGTTAAAGTGCTCCAGTTGCAGCGACGCCGACTTATTCATCAGCCACAACCCCTCTGAGACCTTCATCTCGAATACCGGAACGCGCCCCAGTGACGCCAACCCGTGCCGGCCTTCGTCAATCAGTTCGATCGGGATCGATTCCCCACGCTTCCGATAAATCTGATAATTCTCCCGGCCGTAATAGATCCACCGAGTTTCTTTTTCCCATTTCGCATCCGTCACTGTCGACTGTTGCAGGCAGGAAGTCCGCAGCACGATCCAATCCAAGCCGCCCAGCCGGTCGTGGTTCCAGTTGATTACTTCGTCCGGGCCGTAGTCCATCAGGTAGGCTCGCGATTGTCCGCAAGCATCTTCCTCCGCGCGCGTTCGAGCTTCGCCGTTGGCTTTCGGAAAGTCCACTACGATGTAGCTGCTTCCGCAAACCAGGGACTGCACGAACCTCTGACGGAAAAACTCGGTCAGGCTGGTGCCCTTGAGGTCGCAGTCGTCGGAGAAGACGCCGTAAAAATTCTGCGCCGCCGGGTCGCTGCCCCCGAGCAGCAGCGCCGGTTGGCACCGCATCAGCGTCGCCGCATACCAGTCGATGATCGATCCGACGTAGTTTTGGTAGAACACGCGCGCAAGCCGTTCCAGGTAGATGTCGCCCGGTTCTTTGTGTCTCCGCACCAGGTATTGAGTGGCGTTCGTGCGTAACTGTTCGCCGCCAGCATAGAGATCTCGGTACTGCTTCCATATCGCCTTGCGCGCGACGTACTCGGGATGTTCACGGTTGATGGTTTCCATGGCTATATCATTCTTAGCGACTGCTCGCCAATCGGCGGCAACGGACGGCATTCCTGCCAGATCAGATACCCCAGGGCGTCCGATACGTGGGTCCTCATGCGGTCTCGGTCCTTGTCGATTTGCCCCGTGTCGCCCTTGTAACAGACCTGTTCGAAATCCTGGATCAGTTCTTTGCATTTCTTGTCTACCAGCAGCCCGATATCGCCTCTAGCCGAGCGCAGCTTCGTGTTCATTAAGTTAATCCGCTCTCGCACGCTGGGGTTTGCCTTCGGAATCCTGTAATCCACTTTCAACGATGAGTGAATCTCGAAGTGTTCCTTCACCATCTCGTAGTCCGACATTCCGCCGGTCTGTTGTGCCGCGCCCGATGCGTCCCCGAAGATCAACACGCCGGGTTCGTGCTTCGGGTACCGCTCCAGAAATGCCTCGCACGCCTGCCGAGTGGTACCGTGGCGGATCACGATTTCATCCAGCACCGTGATTCGCCCGCTCGCGATTTGCGCGATTACCGAGCTCATCGGGTCTACGTTGAAATCCAACGCCCAAAGAATTGGTCTCCGCGTATCGAGGCACAGCTCTGTGAGATGCTCGCTCTGTTCAAATGCGTTGTATACCCGGCTGCCATCCAGGTTGAGATACGACCCGAGGACTTCTTGCGCATAAAACTTCTCGTCGTAACTCTCTCTCAACCGGGTGTAAAAGTCCGGATCCCGCCCTAGTAAGTGGCGATTCTCGGCGGCCTTCGCATAAATCGTCTGGTAAGTATCCGTCGGCTTCGCAACAAATTTGCGATAAACCCAATCGTATCCTTTGGGCGTCCAGGCCGCAAAACCGCACAGCCGGTGTGCTTTCGGATCCCGCAGCCGGCCTTCCAGCCGCAGCCAC